ATGAAACCATTGAGTGCGATTGCCGCCGCCTTCTTGGTGTCGTAGCCGTCCATGTCAATGAACAGCGAGCGAATGAACCGAGCGTTGTCGGCTGTGCGCTTGCCTTTGGTTTCAAACGTTGACAGCGCGAAGTAAATGTCTTTGCTGTCGCCCCATCTGGTTATGGTCGCGGGTAATTCATCCAGATATTGAACAAAGTTGTGCTCCTTCTTTTTTGTAGTTAGCTCTGCCGCGCAATACAACCCGTTGTCCGGAGACGGCAAAACAACCGCTAGAAATTCAAGCGGGGTCATGGGAATCCTTCGGGTTTAAGAGAACAGGTCGAGCTGTTGGGGGTCGCGCAGGGGGAATTCTTTTTCAGGCGCAATCGCAGTGAAGCGGCGCAGGATTTCAATTTGCCAGTCGATTGGCGCACCGAATTCGTTGTCTTCCATGTACATGGCGAAGTACTTGATAAGTTCTGTGTTGCTTAAGGTGCGAGGCCGTAGTGCTGACATATTTTTCTCCATGCGTCGTCCGCTGAATGTGCTGATCTAAGAATTGTGAGGAGCGTCTCGACACGGTGCTCATACGCTGGGAAGATGTCGCCACCCTCGAACCAGTTGTAGACCGTCTGTCGTGACACACCCAAGGCTTTTGAGATGCGAACAACTGAGAAGTTGTGATGCGCGGCCCATCGTCCAAGCTGGTTGCCTGAAGTCTTGGGCGCTCGCATGATCGCGTCGATTGTTTTTTGTGAGTAGGCCATGTTGTTTGGGTGGGGGTACTCGCTGCACGGGGCTTGCTAGCAAGCAGGTGTCCGCATCCGCATCCGCTTTCCCCCCGAAACTCCTTAGTTATTCATCATCCCAGTCGGACACGATGTCGGCGAGCTTGCCTTTCTTGGCAGGCACGGCGGCGGCTTTAGGTGCTTCCTTGCGCACTTCAGGTTCCTCGTCAGCATCGGCCACGGGCGCGGCTTTGGCTTTCTTGGCTGGCTTGGCAGGGGCTTCGTCTTCCTCTTCCTCGGCTTCAACGACAGGCGGTTTACCAGCAAGCACCATCTTGGGAGCGTTGGCTTTTACGCCATCGCTTTGTGCCACGGTCATGACCACTGCACGTTGTGCATCGTCGCTCTCGGCTTGCGTCTTGATGACTTCGTACTCGTCATCGGTCAACCAGCGCACAGGCTTGAAGAACAACTTGGGGGACTCAGCCTTGGTATCAAAGCGCATCTCAGTCACGATCTGCTCAGGATTCACAGGCGGGTTCTGCACGGCCAAGTAGCGGGCGTATGCCTGCAATGGGCGCTTGTCGCCTTCTTCCTTACCGAACACCGAAGTGGCGGGCAAGGTCAACTGCATCACGTCACCTGATGGGTTGTTGGCCAACACCACAGCCAAACGTTGTTGGTAGCGGCATGCACGGCTATTGCCTTGGCCAGAACCGGCTTGGTTCTTGGGGCAGTTCATGCAGGTCACAGCCTGTTTGTTTGCGGCGCTGGGGTCAGGACGCTCACCATCATTGCTCCAGCAGTCAGGGCCGGTGATGTTGTCGGCATCGTAGGACGATGCGTAGAAGATACGGCTGACCTTGGGTGCGGCCTTGACGATGATGACTTCCAGATGGCGGTCATCAATGGCGGCGACTTCCTTGCCACCAGCTACCAGACGGAACACACCACCTTTGATGGAGATGCGCTTGACGTTGGAGACGCTGCCGCCTGTGAGGGCTTTGGCTGTGTCGGAGAGTTCGTTGTTACGAGCGAATGCGGGAACGTTTGAGGATGAAAAAAGCGTTATGTTTGACATATAAAACTCACTTGGTTGGTTTGGTGATAACGATGTTGAACTCCGAATGCGAGTTCAGTCCCGGTGGCAGAACCCCCGGGTTCTCTTCGAGAAACTGCGCCATGTTGGTCTGAGCGATACGCTTCTCCAGCAACTCGACAGCGCCGTGCTCAAGGATGAACTCCTTGAATGAACCCCAGTCGTTTGTGTTGTAGCGCGTCGATTGACGCATGGACACAGTCCCAAAGGGACTCTTGACAGATGTGACACCCAGTGCCTTCATCTGGTCTTTGATTTCAAACTTGATCTCGTCTTGCGCGGCCTTGAGTTCTTCCAACTTGGTGTCGTACTCTTTGGTCATCGCGTCGATTTCAGTTTTGATTTTGCGGTAAATTTTTACCAGCTTATCCAGAGGAATTGATTCTTCACTCACTTGCTTCTCCTGTTATTGTTTGTCTAAGGTTGGACATCTTACACACGAATTTCAGCTTTGCAACTCCTTTCAAGAATTTATTTCTATCTCGAACATCTGGGTCAGAAGTGAGTTGTCGCTCACTTTCGCTTCAAGGGCTTTGAACATCTTCTTCTCGATGGGTGAGCCTTGAATGTGTATGACCGTGACCTTGTCCGAGTTCTGTCCCTTGCGGTCAGCTCGCGCAATACATTGGATGTACTGCTCCACGCTCATCAGAGGGCCAAAGAATACAACCGTGTCTGCGGCAGTCAGGGTAATCCCGTGGGCTGTAGCTTGTGGTTGCATTACCAGCACACGCGGGTCTTGCTCGTGCTGGAATCTGTGGATGATGCTTGAGCGTTTGTTGGGGGTGATGCCCCCGTGGATGCACTCGTTGGCGATGTTCTTCTTGGTCAGGTGTGCTTGGATGGTGTCGATGCTTGACCTGAACAGCGCAAAGATGATGACCTTGCGCGAAGTCTCTTCCAAGATTTCTTCCAGCACACCAAGGCGTGGGCCAGCGTCGAACTCAACCACCTCCTTGTCGTCTGTGTACACAGCGCCGCAACTGATCTGCAACAGCTTTGACACACCAGCGGCGGCATTGACTGCACTGATTGTCTCGCCTGCGGCTTGCACCAGCATGCGGTCTTTCAACAGGTTGTAGTACTTGGCCTGCTGTGGTGTGAGGGGAACCTCGCGTGTGGTGGTGAGTACTGGCGGTAAGTCAAGACACTGTTCCTTACTGAACCTGATGGCCGGTTGCAGTGCCTCGTGTACCAGCTCAGCGGCGTTGTGCTTTGCCGCCCACTTGTACAGGGTGATCTTGTTCATCACCTTGTCGCGCCACGCCGTGAAGAAGTTCGGTACTCCATCGGGGTTGACGATCTTGGCCAAGCCATACGCATCGGCTGGTGACTGCGATGCTGGTGTACCAGTCATCATCCACACATGGGTCGTTGGTTTGATGATCGACTTCAAGGCTTTCCAGCGGCGTGTGGTGATCGTCTTGTATGCGTTGGCCTCGTCCACGATGACCAGATCGAAGCGGCCATCAGCGTTGATCTCATCGGCTATCAGGTTCACGCCTTCGTAGTTCGTGATTACAAACTCGTAATCTTGCTGAATCATCTCGATGCGACGACTAGCCTGCGTGTGGTGCGCGACGATGGCCGAACGATGGATGATGCTGTTGCTTAAGTCTGCCAGCCATGCAGACTGCATGATGGACAGTGGGCACAGAATTAAACAGCGCCGAACCTTACCCAACTGCATCAGGTAGTCTGCCGCCCACAGCGCCGATAGTGTCTTGCCTGTGCCGGGCTCCGAGAACACAAACGCCTTGCGGTGCATGGTTAGAAAGGCAGCAGTCTCGATCTGGTGCGCCATCGGTTTGTAACGACCGGGCCACTTGTACTTGCGTGTGATTGGCGAGGGCACATCTTTCACGCCGAGGTTCTTCAGAACCCTAACCTCATCCAACCCCCAATAGACGGCGACATCAAACCCACCGTCATCACGTTCCATGACTTTGTGCTTAGGTATGACGCTGTACTTTTCTGGGTTTCTGGTTCTGAATATTAGGGCCTTGTCTTCAAGGATTTCCATTGCTTCTCCATCGGTTTTTTATTTGTTGTCGCTTCGGTTCGAACCGCGACTGCGCATACGAAGGTTGTTTATAGTAGTTGTCCCTCCGCTACGGATAGGCTTGACGTGGTCAACGTCTTTGCCATCCCCCTTCGCCGCCTTACCTGCCTTGACCATCATGCGCCGCGCCTTCACGCGTTCGCCTGTCTTCTTGATCTGCTCAGGTTTGCCTTGATAGTTTTCGTACTCTTTCGCATAGTTACGGGTTGCCATGATTAACTCCTAGTGTTTTGGATTGAACTCACATGTTTTGACTGGGCACCACGGGCACAGCGCGGAGGACTTGGGGTTCCACACGCCGGATGCGGCGCACTGCTCAAGCCTTGCCACACGTTCCCGATACTCCCACCAGCCAGCATCGACCTCGTCCACGGCCATGCTTGCCTTAACCATATCATTCTTGACCACGAACAGCAAAGCTGAGTTGATCTTCCTGATGTGGGGGAAGTGCTTGAAGACCATCAAAGACATGAGCTTCAACTGGTCGCGGTCTGGGTACTTGTTGTTGCCTGTCTTGTAGTCCACCACACGCGCCGTCAAGTTGTCGTCGTCAATGATGAGCAAGTCGGCAATGCCTCGCACCCAGCGGTTCTTGTCGTGGAAGTCACAGGGCTGCAAGTCCCGTGTCAGCCCCATCTCGTACTCGCACAGCTTCCTGCCGGGCTTGGCTATCAGCGCATCGAGCATGTCCTTGGCGTACTCAAACTCAGGCGGCATGGGTGTGCCGTCCTTGATGTAGAACTCAGCGGCAGTGTGGAACTGCTTGCCGTAGTTGGTAGCCTCGGTCTCTTGGAAGGGGAAGTTGTTGAGCACCTTGACTTCGTGATACCTGCGCGGGCATCCCTCGAAGTCTTTCAGTGCGCTGTGGCTCCACGTAATTGGTTTCATTGAATGGCATCCTTTGGTGCGTCTGGATAAAGGTCGTGAACTGGAATGACATCCATTTCTACCTGCCCATCTTTTGTGTATTTGTACTTGAGCATGCCGCCGTGCATGAGTGCTTGCATCATTTTTTTCTCGTTTGGTGTTGGCTCTTTATCGTCGTCAAGAATTTCTACAATCATTTAAAACCTCGCTGAGTTAATTGCTTTGGTCAAGCGTTGCGCAAAGGCATGCACAAACTTCTCGTCACGGTTGAGGGTGTCGCGTCCCATGTCGTGCAAGATGGCATGCACCATCTCGTGCCAGAAGTTCTCCTGCATGATCTCGGGAGCGAACCGCCTTCCTGTCACGTTGCTGGTCTTACCCAACTCAATGCGGCTGTGGTCGTAGTGGATACGTGCCATGTCACGCTTGCGCAACATGGTCTCCACGATGTCGATGGAGTACTGTCTGGCCCCGACACGGATGCGGCGGGGGATGGGTGGTTTTGTTTTTGCTGTCATTGTTTTATTTCTCCTTTGTATATCCTCGATTCCCACAGTGTCACTAC